AGAAAACAAGAAAGTAACATTCAATAAGTTCAGGAAGTTTGATGCCCTTCACGATCAGTTGCTTAACGTCGGTGCTACTTCTCACGATGACCTACTCGACGCATACACTCACTTAATCGCTTACCTACAGAAACGAGGTAATTACAACATCGAATATTGATGGAAAAGATCTACATCGCAGTCACTGCGCACGACCCCCTTGCACGGATCGAAAAAACCCTTGCTGTTTTAAGGTCTTACGAAACTATTCCTATTGACGTCTACGTTGAGTTCTTTATAGATCATGACCACAAACATGATCTCGACGAGTTCTCTCTAATTGTCGGATCGCACTGCTCCTTAAAGCAAACCAGCGTGGTTGTAGCTGCGCCTGAGTTCGAGGGGTACTACTTGTGTTGGGCACACAAAGAAGAGTTTGCACGAAGAGTGCTGAATAAGGACTTCGATTACTACATGTATTCGGAGAACGATATGTTATTCAGTAGTGAACAATTTGGTTACTGGAAGGACTACAAAGAGAAACTAAGACCTTTAAACCTTGAACCAGGGTTCTGCAGGTATGAGCACTTCAACGATATTGATATACCTTTCGATAACTATAAAACTTGGAACCTTGACCGAGAGACTAAATCTGTCTGGGGCGAAATAGGTTACGACTGCGGTTTCAAGATCTTGCCTTGTGATATTAACTTCGCTGGTTTTACTTCTCTGGGTAATCCTTACTCTGGTCTCATGATTCTCGATCAGCAGGATGCTGAGAAATATATCTCTAGTCGTAGTTGTGACCCACGCTCAAGTTACGAAGTTATCGGTAAGCGAAACTGGCCTATAGCTGACAGAAGCTCGATGGGTCTCGCTTTCGAAGGTCTTAAGCCAGGGCAAGAACACCGCCGCGTTGTTCCTTTGATGAACCTGGATGGCGACCTGCGAATCCACCCGTGCGGGCTTGTGAGGCATTTAGATATTAAGTATTCGAAGCAGCTTTACGCCAAAGACAATACGATCACCCTAGACGACATGTTTAGTTATGGACCCCGTTAATCATCCTGCTCACTATACGCAAGGTGATATTGAGTGCTTCGACGCCATGCAGGCTGCTGCTGGTGTTGAGGGTCTTAAGTCTTACTGTCAGCTCGCTTGCTTCAAATACATCTGGCGTTTCCAGTTCAAGAACGGTGTGGAGGACTTGAAGAAAGCTAGGTGGTACCTGGATAAGCTGATCAGTTTATATACAGTAGACTGAATAAAAATATTCAGTAATGGACATTCGCGCATTTGGTACGGTGTACGGGCAGGTCGCTGACCTGTCTTACGCGAGTGGTTTTCTGTGGAGCCCTCTTGCCGGTCAGAAAACTTTTCCCACTTGCCGTGCCATCAGGGTCCAAGCTACCGATAACGCTGAGCAAGTTTATCTTGAGATGAATGACGCTCAGGGGCAGATGATTCCATTTTCCGGTTTCGCTAGCGACCCTACGCTTACTGGCGGCTTTACCACCATCAGCGGCGGAAACATCCAACTCGTTAACGTTCTTTTCTGATGAACAATTTCGAAGATTACGGCGACATCTTTAAGGGTCGTTACGCCGACGCAGTAAAAGCTGCGAATAGTCAGCGTCGCGCTGATCAACAACCAACCGAAGAGTTTGACTCTTACGTGCAGAGTGGTTTTGATCAAGAGCTGAACGGCCCCACGCCTCCTGAGGAACCTGAGAGCCCTGGGCAAGTCCAGGAAGCTCAGTTCGATGACGAGAACGAGAACGTTGACCGCACTAAAAACTATTTGCTAAACCAAGCCAAGACTCGGATGGCTGAAGTAGCCGACATGTAAAACCGTGGTATCGTAAGACATCTAATCGTGTCAGCATGTTGTTAGATTGCTTTCCTTATTTCAACGAGAAAGAACTACTTGAGCTTCGCATCCGTACTTTGGAGGACCACGTAGATGGCTTCCTTATTACTGATGCGAACATGACTCACAGGGGAGAGGAGAAGCCTTTCACCTGTCTCGACACTATTCGCGAGCTTGGTCTCCCTGAGGACAAGATTCAAGTCCTGCACGTCGAACTACCGCCTTACGAAGAAGCCCCAGACCCTTGGATCCGAGAGCGTGGGCAGAGAGATGCCCTCAGCGTCGCTCTTTTCATGATGCCTGACGACACCTTCTTTATCTGCAGTGACTGCGACGAGATCACTAACCCTGAGAAGCTAGAGGAAATTAAACAAGCGGTTCTCGATAACGAGGATAAGACTGTGCGTCTCAGCATGTCTATGCACTATGGACGCGCTGATCGTCAGCTGATTTCACCTAAAGGTGAGAAGTTTGATTGGCGTTGCGGTACAGCTTCCACGGTTGGTCAGCTCCGTAATTTTGGAACTTTGTCTGCGCTTCGAGCTACGACCAATAACGTCTACGTCGGTAACAGAGACGCTGGTTGGCACCTTAGCTGGATGGGTGACGCAGATAAACGTAAGACTAAGCTGCGCTCTATCGCAGAATATTACATCTGGGATAAACCAGACGTTCAGAAAAAGTGTGAGGACTTTGTGCCTGAAGAAGGCAATACAGATATGTTAGGTCGTAAAGATCACCTTATTACCACCTACCCAGTATCTGACCTTCCAGAACCTGCCCTTAGAATAGAAAGAGTACGGGATTACCTTCTGCCCGCCAGCTGAGGGTCTAATAAATAATGACAACTGACGTACGAAGCCAGTTTGAAGAGATCCTAGAGGCAGCCCGCACTCAGGATCGTTCTAACCAAGCAGCGACGATGGTGGTTTTAAGCCACCTTCAACAGATGACCCTTTTGATGATCAAAAAGGGTCTGTCTTTTTACTGCGATCAAGATACTTATAAGAGTCGAACTAAGTTTTTAAGCGATGTTATTGAGTTAAACAGACTCGATATTCGTTTTCCAGCCATTATTCGTAACTTCTTAATCGACGGTTGTGGGCTTTTCTACTTCCGACCCGATCCAAAACTTAAATATCAGATCTATTTCTTTAATAAGAAGCAGTACCGAGTCTTCCACGACGCTAATGGTCAGATTGAAGAGGTCGTTATTCTCTACGACTACAAGGTAAAGAACAGTAATCTGGGCTTACCTAGTGATGTTTACGGTCAGAACAAGCGTTACGTCCGTTTAAGCATCACTGCAGAGGAGATTGCTGAAGCTGAGTCGGATACAGAGCTTAGTTTTGAGCTTGAACCGACTGGAGTCCTTTACGGAGAGAAGAAAAGACCTAATTCTCTCGGCTTTGTGCCCGCAGTTGAGGTTTTAAACAAACCAAACGCTAGTGGTACTGAAGGAGAGGGTGATTTCGACCCCTTCATGGAGCAAATTGTGCTTCATGACCAGATGATCAAGAATATTTCGAAGAATATTGAGTTTTTCGGCAACCCAACGCTAATTTCTAGTCGTCCTAGGTCCGATCTGGTCGAAGCTTCGGACGCAGGCAACACTTTCCGACCAACAATTAGCTCTCAGTCGGGTTTTGCCGGTCAAAACACTCCTTCCACGCGTGTAAGTGAGCCATTTGGCTCGTCTATGGGCGGCGGATTGCGTGTTCCACGCATTATTGCCAACGTGGAGCCTTCGGACCGAGTCGGTTACATGACTCCGGACCCGATTAGCGGTGATATGAACCGTTATGCGCTTCTTTTACGAGAAGAGATCCGTACAGCCCTAGGCGGTGTGGACGAAATCTCTATTTCAGCCGGAGCAACGGCTACAGAGATTAAAGGCTTGATGGGTAGGGCTCAAGCGACCGCAACAAGGAAGAATAAGAGCTTCCTGACTTACGGTTTCTGCGCTTTGCTCGAAATGATGATTTTCCACCAGGAAAACATCTTTAGAGAGTCATTTATTGCCGCAACTGGCATCAAAGAGCCAAAACCACCGAAAGAACCTACTGAAGAGTCGATTGAAAGGTTCCAAAAGGCAACTTTCCGCTTCGAAGCAAAGTTAAACCAAGAAATGCAGAAGGCCCTTACCGAAAATAAGGTGCCTAGGGGCGTTATTGGTATTCCTGAAGACGGCGACCGCAACGTCAGCTACAGGTACCAAGGCGATGTCTACGAAGACACCGCTTACGACGTCTTGCAGAAGTCCATGGTCGTTCGGAACATGCAGGAACTAGGTGTGGAGAGTGTCGAAGCTCTTAAATACCTTTTCCCTGATAAAAATGAATCCGAACGTGCCGAAATGTTGAAAGGATTTCCTTTCAGAATGGTCGGACAAGTACAGTCGTCAATGCAGCAATTCCTGGTATTATTAAACCAGATGTTGCAGTCTCCGCATCCTCTTGCGCCTGATCAACCCTTAGCGGCTGATCCACGGCTGAATATCACTCCGCTCCTGTACAGGACATTCGACCACCTTGCGGAAGAACTAACTTATTCCGGTAGCTATGAGCCAGCAGATCCAAGCTTCGACCCCGAGCCCGGTCTCCCCGGCAACAGCGCCGGTAATTTCCGACCAGGGTTCAACAACAGTCTCTCCCCAGCAGTGGGTGGTGCAAGGAGCTACCCCGGCGGTAGCTTCGGCAACTACAGCCCAACCGCAGTACCAGGCAACACAGGCTTCGGACCCTTCTTCCAACAGCCAGTACAGCCAGTCAACGTACAGCTCTTCCCCGACCAACCCGTGGGAAGCAGCGATGGGCTCCCTGGAACGGGTTCTGACTTCTCAGGTATCATCCCCCAGCCAGGCAGCACCGTACTTAACGCAGGCTCCACAGCTGGATACAACACAGCTCAGTCAGCCTTCACAGGTCCAGCCCTCGGCTTACCTGCAGCAGGATCAGCAGATCTTGCCTACCAGCGCCTCTCCGACCCAGACTTCCTCTCAGGCTTCTACGGCCCCGAGCCTAAGCGAGGCAAGCGCCGAGGTCGTTCGTAACTTCGGTATTGAGGCTCCTGGAATCCTCAACGCTTATGCGTGCTCCTTGGAAGATCTTCTGATGGAGCAAGCTCAGAAAACTGACGACGTTATTCAAGTCGCTCAGGGCATGGAACAGATCCTTACCGATCCTGACCACCTGGCTGACTACACCGATCGTTTCTTCACTGAGGTTGTTCCCGTCGAACTGACTCCTGAGGACTTCTACGAAGAAGACTACGAGTACACCGACCAAGCAGTCGAGGCTTACCAACAGCAGTACGACATGCCTGCTCCTCCTGTGGGCGCAGCTGGTCAACCCGGAGTTCCCGCTGGTCAGTCTTGGGAGCAGTTCGGTGAAGTCATGCAGCGCTCTCCCGAGAACGCCTGGCGTGTCCTCAGCAGTATGCAGCCTGAAGCGCTTCGCTCTAAGCTCCTCTTCATGGAACCTTCCTGATCGGAAGTTCTCCTACTTGGGTGTATAAAGACCTCGCTGTTAATTCAGCGGGGTTTTTTTCTGTCTACACTTATAAAAAAGGTCTTATGGATCGTCGTAGAGAACCTAGAAGGATCGACGGTAACGCAACTCGTCGTCACGAAGGACGTAGACAGTCAAGCCACGTCCGTCAGTCAGATTGGCGAACTGTTCGAGAAGAAAAACCGACTGAGGTGTTTGACGAGAGTGTCAGTCTTTAGAAGCTTTGGTGAGCTTGTTTGCCACGATCTTTTCCGAGGCGGAGAGGATTCGTATGCCGAAATAACCGCCGATAAAACAGATAGCCACCGATTCGTTCTTGGTTAGCTTGAATCGGTCAGAAACAGCTGGTGAAACAAATACCGCGAGAGCCCAACCTACAAATAAGGCTTTCAGCAAGTGACTCACCATGTCCTTACGTCTGCGTGGGTTCATTATCGTTTCAGTCACGCTGCCCATAACGGAACTCCCAACGTGTTCACTGCTGACCATAAGGACAGCCATTACCTTCTCAAGCATCACCGCCTTTTGTCTTAGTTAACTCTAAATCGAATTAGAGTGATAAAAAGTAAAGATCTAGGATGACATACGCCGCTCTAACCAACTGGAAGTACGACAAAAGTCTGTACCACCCAATCCAGTCAGGTCCGCAGCACACAGGAAGTGACTTAGATCTAATTGATACTTACGAAGTTGTAGGCAGTGGGTATGTTGATCCTCAAGGCAACGTAGTTCAGTGGTACGGAGTAGATAACCAGGGTGCAGACTTCGGACGTTATGTTCCTGGACCACCTAATGCGATTGTCTCAGGGGTATTTAATCCTGCTCCTGTTACTCGCACAGTTCAGGTATTCAACCCCGGCGGCGGTAACCATTTCTTCATCGACTCAGTCGAACAACCTCAGCTGAGGCTCCAAAGAAGAGGTACTTACATATTCGATCAGTCTGACGCGACTAACGCTAACAACCGTCTTGCTTTCTCCGAAACGAGCGATGGTACGTTTGGCGGCGGTGTTCTTTACACAGACGGAGTAACTCAAACTGGTACCCCAGGTTCTACGGGTGCTAACACAACTATTGTTGTTGGAGAGGATGCACCAGACGTCCTCTTTTATTTCAGCCAAGACAATGCGGACTATGGTGCTGGGATTGATGTAACCCCTGGGCCTATATCTAATCTCTGGTCATATTCAACTGATTGGAGACAGGTTCCCACAGCAGTTCCGGGTTATTGGTACGACTACAACGAGATGGTTCCCGAGGCTTCGGGTGTATTAACGGTTAGGGACGGTTATAGACGACAAGGTCTCTTTAAGACTGCTAATTCAACAGTTCAGACAGCTTTCGGACCTCAACCAGGTCTGAAGAGTATTGGTCCTTATACGTACTACAACGGGTTCGTTCCTTCTAATCAGTCTTACAGTCCTTTCAAAACTCCTGCTAACAACACCCAAGAACAAGGAAGTAGCGGAGGCGCAGGAACTTACCCCCGTGGCGGCTATCCAATCCTGTTTAATCCGACTAATGATGCCTCCGGAAGTCGTGCGCCTTGGACTTATGCGGGTCCGGTTTATTGCCAGACTTTTGCTGAGGCTCGACGTTCAGATTTCCCTGGAGCCATGGCTACGGTTACACGCGATATGTATAGAGGAAGGTCGTCGTACTATGTGCCTAATTATGGCTCTGTCTACGGTGTGCTTGGTGAGGGCGTCAGAGGCATGATCCACACGTTCAGTACATCTGTTAACAGCTCAAATCAGAAGGGAATTTAACGCTATAAACGCGACATTTTTATACTGACAGGGTTTGTTTTGACCTAATATTACTAAGTAGTTTCTACGGAACTTATCGATGTTCATCGATAATGATTTTCCGAAGATCCTAGGTGCGGAGCTTTACCGTCCTCACCCGGCTTATATTGTTGAAATGGCTGCAGAGCCAGTGGTTGTCCACGATTTCAGCAAGCAGCCTGGTCAGACTGTTCAGCTTGACCGCTATAGGTTCTTCGGAAACCCTGGCTCCAAGGAGTCACGGGAGCGGACTGCTGAGCAGACCATCGGTACTGCAAACAGCCGGAACATTGTTAAGGACAAGGTCCTGGTGACTCTGAAGGAGTACACCGGTCCTGCCGACTCCAATGATCCCACCCAGCCTTCAACCTTCAAGGTTGCTCGGGAAACCCTGATCACTGCTCAGCGCCTGCTGCTGGACACGGGTAACCTGACCACCTTCCATCAGTCAATCGGCAGCCTCACGCTGTTGGATGACTATCGTCGTTGGCGCGATCGGGTGTTCATCAACGAACTCCTGAAAGCTGTCTCTAAGGGTCAGTCTTCTGACTCACAGGGTGGTTACTACTTCCCTGGCGATCTGTCCGTTGGTGGTCTGACCTATACCAACGCCGAACAGGCCAAATTTGACGTTAAGGACGACCTCCTCCGCGTGGTCAAGTCCCTGCGTAAGCGCAACACCCCGACCTACCAGGACGGTTTTTATCGTTGCGTTTGTGACCCCACTTTCTTGATGCATCTGCGTCAGAACAGTGACTTCCGTGAGGTGGCTCGCTACCCCGGTAACGGTCAAATCAACCCCCTCATGTCAGCTATGCAGCCTAACGCTGCTATCTACATGGGTCAGGGCTTCGGCCAAGCCAGCTTCGTGGCTGGTGAGCCGATCATGCCAACGGGCTTTGTCTTTGAAGGCGTGCGATTCTTCGAATCCACCAACATGCCTTCCCAGACTTCGAACGCCACGATTGCCGGAACCACGCAGGATTACAACGCTGCGATCGGTATCTTCTTCGGACCTCAGTCCGTGGGCGTCGGCATCGGTGGCAACAACGCTCAGGTGCTTCTAAATAACAACGACGACTTCAGTCGTTTTATTCAGATGATCTGGTCGCTGTATGCAGGTTTCGAACTGCTTAACGCAGACTTCGTGACCGTTGGTTACTCTTTCGACGCTTGAGGAGGTAACTAACAATGACGATCAACCCTAACCAGCTGCACGTCGCCAAGATTTATCCTGGCAACTACACGAACGTGCTTCGCTACTGGCACGAGTCAAAGACTGTTCAGTATCAGAACGCCAATGGCGTTGATACGAACATGACTCAACAGCCCATTGGTGGTCCTGTCGGTGTGGTCTTCCGCCCCGGTTGGATTGCTCAACAGGCTGTCGGTTACGTGGACCTGAGCTACCAGGCTCTTGGCACTGTTAACCAGCTGTCGTACTACACGACCCCTTACGGTTCCGGTCAGAACGGTGCAGAGTCACCCTTCTCCGAAGCCAGCGTCATCATCCCGTCACCCGACTTCCACAAGGATGTTCGCGCTGACATCGCTGATGGCATCACCGTGCCCTCCGGCGCGTATGTCTATCGCGCATCCCTGCGCATGACTGGTGGCGACGTGGTTAGCTCCGGCATTGCCGGTGGCGAAACCGAGCCCACCCTCTCCCTGGTTCCCGCTGTCGGCGAAGGCTATGCCAACGACGGCACCGTGACCTCTGGTGCGTTTGCTGCTTCCCTCGTGGGCGCAGACAGCCGCATCGCCAACGGCTCTACTGCCAAAGTCGACATCATCGACAGCTCCACTCTTGAGCTGACGACCGCTGACACTCAGTGGAAACTGTTCGCTACCACGGACGCTTCTCCTGTTGTTCAGGGTTCCGGTGTCTATGACCCCCGCGCTGGTGCATTCCGCCTGGCCGGTGACGAGAAACCCCTCGCTCTC